GTCGCTGTTTGTAGGATATGAGAACTTCAGGTTGGAATGTGCGCAATGAGACACAGCCAAGTGGTTGATCGGTGATTGGTATAAGCCTCCTAAGACTCGGAGGAATGCACGTCACCATCCATGAAGCAAGGTTCCAAAGCCCTGCTTTGTAGGCGTTGTTCGCAACGTCTACCCATGATATCAACTGCGAAGCTGACTTCTCTAGCTCAAGGTCTCGGATGTATACTGGGGTCACAGTGTGACCTTCGAACGCATCCATCCCGCAACTTTCGCGGAAGTGACCTTCAACATGGGTTTTACTCATGTTGACCTTAAGATCCAGATGGGTCATAAGGAGGGCTAGACTCTGTACTGCGTAAGACGGCATGATAATGTCGTCTCCAAACACTCGGATCCGCCGACAGACATTTCTGATATTCCTATCAGAAATGGCCAACTGTTCTTCGTAAAGAACAGAGGCTATAGCTATACAAGTATAGACTATTGTCTGTAGGGTGAACATTACTCCGGATCCTTGCGGTGCATACTTCTTCAATTGAATGAAGAATTGTTCGCCTACGCCAGTTGAGTTTACTAACCAGCGTGTGCGGACCGCATGTAACGCAAGCAGGATTCCAGGATGTTTCCTGAAAACCCGTTCGATAGTCCAGCAAGACAACCTGTCAGATGCAGACTTGAGGTCTACAGTGGCAAGTTTGCCAGTCTTGGAAGCCTCTAAGGCGAGGTTCCTTGAGTGGTCTTGGTTGGATATATCGATACTGATCCTGAGTGGTTGCGGCATATGCTGCTGCAACCAACCCGCCAAAGCTTGCTGAAGCCATTGGTGGGCTGTTGGCTCGGAAGCGATTAGCCTAGGAGATTTGAGCGTCTTCGGAACGGCAAGAAGCCGCGCCGGAGGTTCGTTCAAGCTTCTCTTATCTAAGGTTTCCAAATGCATATCCTCCCGACTCTGAGCAAAGAACTCAGCGGGGAAGGAGAGGTCGAGTTTCCTCGGCCAAGATTGGAATTGATATTTATCAAAACCGCTCTTTGCATCAGCCACGGATCCGGGGCCATGGCGGGGGTCGAGTGGACTCCAGTCCAGGATTGGAAATAGGGTGGAAACCCTATCACAAACCTGACCTAAAACCGCTAGTAGCGGTTTTGGACATGAGTCACGATGTGATATCATGTCTGGAATAGCTCGATATCCGTCTAGAAAGGTTAGATGAGCGGCCTGGTCAATGACCAGGTCATCGCATTCCCACAACAAAGTGGGTCTACGAAGTTCCTCATCAGTCTTCCTAAAAGTGTTAACCTCATCCAAAACTGTAGCATCGCTACAGTTGTACTTAACTTTCTTCGCCAGATACAAAATCTGCCGAGTAAAGAGTACATGGTTGGGGTCAACATTCTCACGGATGTTCCCGCTCTCGTAGAAGGTCCGTAGCAGGAGTTCCTGAAACAGACCACCTCGATTGGAATGAAAGGTACCGAAGGTTTTCGGTAACTTCCCCCAATTGAGAAAACCAGACGAAAGGGCTTTGTCATAGACTTTGCCCGCTTCTGGGAGATCTATCATGATGATAGGTAATCCCCTGGTCTCTACGAGCTTAGAAAGAGACAGGAAGTCCCTCTCTAAGAATGGAAGCAGGTCAGAGTCCCATTGCGCGCAATCCAAGAGGACTGCAGCGATGGGTTTGAGACCTGCCATAGGGTTAGTCTTCATATGGCTAGCTCCTTCACGAAGAGAGAGGTAACCATGACTAACGGTGTTACCGGTTGACAACTTCGTTGTTACTTGAGTAGCTTTCTGTCGGTACATCGGAAGATGTTCTGGCAGATAAACTCAAGAACCTTCCATCCGAGACCGAGGATTTGAGTGATGTCCAAGTAGGACATAGCTTTACTCCTTGGTTTTTGGATAAGCGACGTATGATCCCTATCGGGGTCACATTCAAGACGGGAAAGGACTCTGTAAGAACAGATCATCCTAACTTTCTCGACCAACTATCTTCGCGATATTTGGTGCGGTCAAGAACGACTGCAATGCAGTGACGGCGCGCGTGGAAGAAGTGGAATCCTGGATACCGCCATCCGTCCGGATGACAGACCATGACGAGGCTGTACGAGTAAGTACACCCTCAGCATCATAATGCTCGACATCGAGTCGGGCAAGATGGGATTCCCCAAATTTACCTCTGGCCGGAATCGTGTGCTTAATCGATAGATTATAGCGCACAAGACCGTCTTCAAGGTAATAGTTGGCACCGAAGTTATCTTGATTGATACGTGCAAGTGTTTTAGACACCGCATTGTATGTAATCGAGATGGTATCACCTAGGCTCATGGCAGTTTGACTTTCCGTCAATCGGGAATGGTCTCCTCGCGGAGATCCGTGAGTTGTTACGCTCACTTACCCACGCCCCGTAGGGCGTTGGAAGTTACGAGTGACGTCAAGATTCCCACCTGATGATTCGTAAACAACGGATCAAAGTGGATGCTTGGCGTCGGGTTGGCGACAACAGTGCGAGCTTTGCGTTCGTTCAGAAACGAACCACTACTGACAGTGATGCCAGGGTGGGTCTCTTCTAACTGCAACGTTATAGTCTGCTTGCTATGCGTCATGAGACATATACTAGTGCACTTCCACGGTATAAAACCGCGACTTGCATCTAGATAGTCACCGACATTAGACAAGTAGTCTATTAACCAACTCCAAGGAGTTGCTTCCCAAAGGGAGGCTGCGGATAAGTTGAGACCAAAGGCGGCTTTAGCCGCCAGCAAACGCTCGTCCTCCGCGTTGGAGGGAAGGGCAGTAAGTAATTCGGCTCTCGCCGTATACCAATGCCTTCTCTCTTCATTACATACTATCTTACCTTTGTAAATGGGTTTAGTTACCCAGTAAGATGGTATCATAACTTCACGAAGGATCTCACTGGACCTTGTTTGGACAGTTCCTAAAGAACCGCCCTGCTTGGCCTTGACCTCTAGCTTCCGGAAACTCCGGATGCGCTGATCAATGTGGGCTGAGAAGTCAACTAACTTCTTCAGGTCACTGATTAGAGGAGCCCAGCCAAAGGAGTAAGCAATATAACCACCAGCTGCGTCGGAAGGTTTGATGCCCTTAGAAAGCACCCGACCCATGTCGCGAAGCATACGGGGGAAATCCTTGAGTTCAAAGATGAACACAGGGAGATCCACCTTAGGCTTACTGGGATTCATATTAGCTAACGCCTTTGTGATGAGCTGACCCTCGGAAAACGGAACAAAGCCAGGTGACATATTCAGATGGAACTCTGAATCTGCCTTGTTGCTGAACTCTGTTCTCCACCATGCCTCACTAGGCACATCCGAATGGTGAGCAACTCCATTGCAAACAGTATGTTTGACAGTGAGTTTGTCCACCTGGAACGGCTGTGGATTAACGTGTGGCCAAGGGCTCGTGATGTCGCGGCAAATTTCGTATCCAGTCACTCCTGTATACCCGATTGCCTCCGATGGAGGTAGAGTCGGGTAATAGTAGTAACGCTGAACACCACCAGTTAAAGAATAACCGGTGTTGCGTTCACGGATACGACCAACCATGTGTTTTAACACCTCGTAACGGGAGTACCCAATGTAACTCTGGACACCATATATACATATCCATAAGGAGTGGTATATGGTGAAGTCTCCAGAGCGAGACCCGACACCTGTCGGG